CCAACAGTATATTTACATTCAATAGCATCAATTCTATCAGCTATATCTGGAAAACTACCATCAACAACTAAATTTATTTGACATGGCTCAAATTGATTATTTACAACATAATTACTTGATGTTAAAGTTTGCAATGTATTATCAGAATCATAATATTTAACATGAGTAACACTAACAACTTTGCTTTTATATAATTGCTTTAAATCATTAAATGTTGTACAAGTTTGATTTATTACAGTATTAATAAAAAATCTGTTTGTGTACTCCTCACTTAATTGTGTTGATGCAATAATAAGATTTGTAATCAAAGTATCATCTGTACTAATATCCACTTTTAAATGAGCTTTAGCTTCTGTTAAAGAAACTGGATATGTAGATGCTGGAGTATCAACTTGATAAGTTCTCATTGTTGGCAATGGAGCATTGTTTATGTTATTTATGTTATAATAATTATTCATCTTATTTAGTTTAAAAAAAAGAGGTGATGGTTATTCCACCACCCCTTTAATTATTATTAAATATTAATTATGCTTCAATAAGATTTGCAAATGCAGCACCATTTTGAACAGCATCACCATCAACTAAAGATGTTACAATCATTCTTGGCTCACCAGTTGCTCCGTTTGTATATGGATCGTAAAGAACATCTAATCCACCAAATTGTGCAATATGTACTTTAGAGAAATCTCCAAATAATACAGCATCTTTTCCAGCAGTTCCACCATGTAAACCTACATTTGAACTAAATAAAGAGAAATAAGAATTTACAAGCTTTTCTCTCATGTCATAAGCTGGAGAAACACTTGAAACCATTGCAGCTTGTTTAATAGCTTGGTAAGCAGATGAATTCATTAAATAAGCCATTCTAGCACCTTCTAATTGTACACCAGCATCTAATACAGAAGCTTCAAGAGCTAATGCAGTAGTTGAACTAAAAGCAGCAACAGATCCAGCAGCAGCATCTAAAAATATAGATGTTGGTCCATTAGTAATATCACTTTCACCTAATAAAGCTTTCTCTAAATGAGCAGCAATACTTTGTGCCATATTTCTTCTTAATGCAGCTTCTAAAGAAACATTTTGTGTTAAAGCTTCATTTGATACATTTACAACAGAAATAAGTTTTTTAGGACTTAAAGTTATTGCAGATGCAGTTCCATTTGCAGCTCCAGCAGTACCACCAGATTCTGGCTGAAAATAAGAATTTACTCCAGAGATTACTGGAAATTTCATGTTTTCAATTCCAGAATAAAAATTAGCTCCAGCAGATGCCATTACTAAATTAGCTTCTAATTGATCAGTAAAGCTCATTGTTTCTGTTGCATTTACAGCAGCAGTTCCAACAGCAGCTCTTGTTAGTATTGTAGAAGGTATAGCTAAACCTTTAAAAGTTTGACCAGTATTTCTTGCATTACTTCTTGCTTCTTGATCCATTTCTTTTACAAGACCTTCAACGTTTCCAGTATATGCAGCTCTCATTGCTGATTGGAATGAATAATCTTCAACTTCTTTTGGAACGTTTGTAGAAACAACACCAGATACAACAGCACTATTTCTTTTTATTGTTTCAAGCTTTTCAGCTCTTTCAATTTTAGCATCAAGATTATCTACTTCTGTAATTAATCCATCTACTTCATTGTTTTCATCAGAAGAAAGGTCACGATTCTCAGTTGTTGCAACATCTTTAATTGCTTCTAACTGAGAGATGATATCAGATCTTTCTTCTTTTAATATGATTGATGTTTTCATTTTAAAATTTTTTATTATTATTTTCTCTTTATTAATTCAATTTTTAATGATGTAAGAGATCCCACCACTAAATTGTTTTCTGTTTCTTCTTTTATATCTTCTTTAGTTTCTTCAACTAAACTTTCTTGATATTCTTTTAAACCTCTTTGAGCAACTACTAAATCAGATTCTGCTTGACTATATGCTGGATAAGTTACAATAGCAGTATCATAAAGCATATCAATTTTTTTAATAGTTCTAATATTTTCACCTAAATCATTTGTTGACCATTCATCAGCTCCCACAGTAAAAGCAAAAGATGATTGACTTATATCACCACGCTTCATTGATATAGCTAAATCTTTTCCATAAGATGTTTCTGGCATTTCAAACTCATATCTTAAACCCTTTTCATCAGCTCTTAAATTTAATGTTCCAGATGTACTTCTTGCTAAAACTAAATTTTGATCATGATTTATTAATGCTCTTACATCTGATTTATCTATTAACTCTTGAGTAAAAGCTCCTCTTTCTATATATTCAAAAAATCCACCTAAATCATTTGATTTTGAATCATAAACAGAAGCATGACCAACAACAATATCTCTTCCTTCTTCATTAGTATCAACTCTTGTTTCTATGTTAAATGTTCTTTTTTCCATATTATATTTTTTTATGATGCAGTATTTTCATCAGCATCTGTTCCTATTTTTTCTATTGTAGTCATATTCATTTGCATAAAATGTTTATCACCACCTTCAATTCCATTAAGATTTTCTTTTCTTCTAACCTCATTAATTGACATATATCCGTTTGTAATTGCAGTTTTATATGCTTCACTTCTTGTTTTTGCATCACCTCTTAATAATCCATTTACATTAAACTCAACAAAAGTTGTTCCTAATTGATTTGACCTAAATAATTTTAAATTTAATTGAGCTTCTATTCTGTTAATGTAAGGCATTAAAGTATAAGTCAAAAACTCTTGTGATTGCATTTCAATATTATTAAAACTTGATTTTGTAAGGTCCATTAATAAATGTGGCTGAACTCTAAAAATACGAGCAACCTCTGCAATAGAAAATTCCCTACTGGCTAAAAACTGAGATTGGTCTGGACTTAATGAAATTGGTTTAAATGTTAAACCCTCTTCTAAAACAATAGTTGAATTACTACTTTTTAAATTACCATAAGTATTATTAAAACTTGATTTTAATCTTGTTAATGCTGAATCAGATAAAGCTCTATCAGTTTGCAATATTGAACTTGGCTTTGCTCCATTAGCAAAAAATGTATTACCAAATTCTTCTAAACTCTCTGACCACTTTAATGATTTTGCACATTGTTGCAAAGGAGAAATTCCAGTAATTCCATCATCAGTTAAAGTTTTAATATGTAATACATCAGAAGAATCTAAAACACTTGAGCCATCCATTTGATAAAAAAGCTCATTGTTATTTACCACAACAGTTACATCATTTGGATTTAATGGAATTAATTGAGTAGGAGTACCACTATTATTTCTAATAATTCTTACATAAGCATTACCTTCTGTTAAAATAGAAAGCATCATGTACTCAAAAAATGTAACTTTATCCTGGTAAAAGTTTGGTTTAAATTTTAGTAAATTATATATTGGATTTTTAACATCTTCTATCTTATCACCATTAGCTTGTTTTGAATAAACTGATATTGGCATTGCAGAAACACTTTCAGCTAACAATCTAATTGCACACCAAACAGCAGTTAATGTTAAAGCTTTGTCATTAGTAATATCATTACCAACAAACATTCCATTATTAAAATTTAAGTTTCTGTTCTCAACTTTATTTGGAGTAGGCACAAAAACATTTTTAATTCTATCTAATAAGCTCAAAGTAAAATTTTTATTTTCACAATAATACGATTATAAAAAACTAAAAAAAAATAATTTAACCCCTATTTATTAACATTAAAAAGATAAAACTCCTCTTGTATCATAAACACTATCGCCAGATTCTGTTGTAAGATAACAACCTAAAGCCATTACTAAAGAAACAACTGGATCAACTTTTTCTTTTGATTTGTTTTTTGCAATTTTAATATTTCCAGCTGGATCTTCTTGTAAAGCAACATTAGATAAACACCAATTCATGCATGGATTATTATTATGTATTATATTTTTTGCAAGTATTTCTGCTTCTAAAGTTTTTGTTGGCATTGACATAGATACAAATCCTTGACCAAATGGATCTAAATTAGCTCCATCATTTTGAAGGTCAATTACTAATTGTGATGCATTCCATCTATCATAACAAATAGATTGTATTCTATATTTTTTAGATAACTCATTTATTTTTTGTCTTATAAAACTATAATCAGTTACATCACCAGGAGTAGAAATAATATGTTCATCTCTTATCCAAGATACATAATCAACACTATCTCTTTCACTTCTTTTTTTTGCATTATCTTCTGGAATAAATATGTAAGGAACACAAACAAATTTTCCATCAACATTAAATAATAAAACAAAAGATGTTAAATCTCTTGTACTGGCTAAATCTAAACCACCCCAACATTCTTTTCCATCTAAAGTTGAATAATCAAATTCTTGATGACAAGCATCCCACTCACCAGATGTTAGCCAAGCACTATGAGAATCTGTCCATTGGTTTAACATTAATCTTCTAAAAGTATTTTGATATGAAGGAACATCAATAGCTCTTTGAGATTCTCTTTCCATGTATTCTTTTCTTAAACTAACACCATAATTTGGATTAGCTTTTATCCATGTAGATTCGCATGTTATATCATCATCATTTTCTGATTCATATATTACAGAATAAAAACTATCATCTTTAATTGTGCCATCTTGTACTTTTTTTGCATAAGAATATATCTCATAACAAATAGATTGCTTATCATATCCAGCAGTTGTTATTGCAATAGTTAATGGCTGCCTTCTTGATCCAGTTGATGTCACTAAAACATCCCATAAATCACGATTTTGTTGAGTATGCAATTCATCAAAAATAATACAATTAGCATTGAATCCATGTTTAGTTTTTGAATCAGCACTAATAGCTTGATAAAAATTTCCTTTAGATTCATTTACAATAGAATTTCTAAATACTTTACCTCTTTGTGATAATTCAGGACTTTGTAAAATCATACCTTTTGCTATCTCAAAAACAATACCAGCTTGTTGTCTATCACCAGCTGCACTATAAACTTCACTTCCTCTTTCTTCATCAGCAAATAACATATATAAACCTATGGCAGCACATAAAGTTGATTTACCATTTTTTCTTGGAACTTCAATAAATACAGTTCTAAATTTTCTAAGATTTGTTTTTTTATCTTTCCACCCAAAAATATTACCAACAATTTCTTTTTGCCAATCTTCAAGTTTTAATTTTTCCCCAGATAACTCTCCTTTTGTATGAGTAATAAATTGCTCTATAAAACCAATAGCTTTATTAGCAGCATCTTTATCAAAATAAAATTTAGTCAAAGTAATTATTTATTTGTGTATTATTATTATTTGTTACTGGAGCTGATATGTTTGTTCTTGCAACTGGCGTTAATCCAAATTGAACTGCTAACTTTAATGCATTAGCTAAAGCATCATTTTTAACTTTTACTAATGGCTTTGCTTGGCTTCTAACTAAATC